TTAACCAAGTCTTGATACGTTGCAGCAAACTCTCCGACCATCTTTTTGTAAGGCGCAGATTTAAAGAATGACGCCGTTGTTGCGCGAGGATTCTGATCAAAGTAATCAGTTTGCGCATCAGCCATTCTACCCATATATATGTTTGTGATCTTGTTCTTGGCTGCAAGGTACATAATGAAAGATGCAGGGTCAGTATTCTTAAACCCGGGCTCAGCCATCTTTTGCGCGTCAAACGTGCTGATTTGCGGGCCGTAAATCGCTTTGCCTTGCTTCATCACAGTTTGATTCAAGTCTGACATTAGCTGCATAACATTGCGTGCAACGGCTTGTTCTTGCGGGTTTAGTTGCAGCTTGGCAACAGCCTCACCTACAGGCACTGAAAGACTACCTATTGGCGTGGTGATACCGCTCTCAGCAGCTTGCGCCAGTGCGTACATAGGACCTTGGTGGGTTAATAAGCCTACCACTTTTGGATTGGCTTTAACTATTTGAATTAGCTCATTGAACTTGGTGTTATTGGTGGCAACTGTTGCAGCGTCATAGCCTGCCAGTAAGTCATGCTTTTGAATGTACGGTGCAGTACGCTTCTCAGCCTCTTTTTCCTGTATGGCAAGGTTCGACTTGTTAACATCTTGCTGCGCTTGTATTGCAGCTTTTTGGTTTTCCAATTCCATAGCGCGACGCGGTGCGCCTTGTATGCTGGCAGGAATAGGCGTTGCAGTAGATAGCATACCAGGTGCAGCTGCAGCTACACTTGACACAGGCACCATGGCTTTTTGAGCTCGCAATTTCAACTCACGATCAATTGCAACAACGTCACTCATGGCACGTGTAGTCCCTGCAGTGTCTTTTGCTTGCTGCGCTGCCAGCAGTCGTGCTTCAGCTTTTTGCTTTTCGCCTTGCAGTATAGGAATTGCATCAGCGTCTTTAGCAGCTTGATCAGCAGGCGCCATACGCATAACTGCAGGTGCTGCAGGTGCAGGTGCAGGTGCAGGTGCAGGTGCAGGTGCAGGTGCAGGTGCAGGTGCAGGTGGTACTGGAACAGGTGCAGGGGCAGGAGCAGCAGGTGCAGGTGTGTCCATGCGCTTGGTAACAATATTGCCATCAGGCCCCAAGTCGTAATATGCATTAGAGTTCAAATCTAATGTCCAATTGTCAGGGCTTGCCAACATCTTAGGCAGCATCCTAGCAGCCGTTGAGTTTGGGTTCTTTTGCGCTTCGTCAACAAGTGCCTTTGAAAACCGCAAATTAGGCACAGGCTCTACAATTCCAGCTGCAGCAACTTGGGCAGGCGCAGTAGCAGCAGCAACTTGGGCAAGCGCTGCAGGAAGCACAGGGGCAGGGGCCGGAAGAGCTGGCGCACTTGCAGCGCCGCCAACTGTAACAGCTGGAATATTTGCAGCAGGCATAGTTGTAGCAGGCATTTGCGGTAGTGCTGCAGGCTGCTCAAGCTTAATGCCAAACTTTGCAGCCTCTTCAGGCCCACCTACTTTATCAACAAACTCAGCAGTTGCGCGTTGTCGTGCAGCAGCATCATTGCCTGCAGATAGCAAATCAAGTCGCAGCTTAAACTGTGCGTTTGTCAATTCAAGTTGCTTAACTTGCTGTTGAAACAATGTGTTGTTTTGCTGCAATAATAAGTTGCTTTGCGCGATTTGTTGCGTCTGGTCTTGGTTGACCATGCTTGAATAGCCTTTAACCAACTCACCTACTTTGGGGCTCTTGGCAGCTATGGCAAGGTAAACTTTGGGGTCAATATTTTGCAATTGCCCAGCTACAGCAGGTGGCACAGTACCGGCTTGAATGTCTTTTGCAAGTCCTGCAGGATTTACGCCCACGGCGCTTGCAAGCATGCCCATAGCTTCAGCTTGATTTTGCGCTTCAAACTTTTGTGCTGCAATGGACGCTTTCAATGCTGCGATGTTAGGGGCTTGTTCTTCACGTACACGATTTTGCTGGCTTATGAGTGAGCCTGCACGACCTAAGCCTTCTCCAAAAGAGCCTGAGCGTCCTGGGTCAAGGAACGCGCCTGCAAGCCCAAACCAGTCAGTTTGTTGATTGCGTGCGTCTAAGCTATCTGCAACTTTTTGCAGAGCAGCCAAGTACTCAGTTTGCGCCGAGTCAGACAGCCCAGTAGGCGCTGCAGGAATTGTTGGAAGTGCCATGTTTATACGCCTTACGGTTTAGGGGCCAACCCATTTTTTCACTGCATCGCCTATCCAGTTACCAAACGTGCTGTTTGCCACTCCACCAACAATGCCGCCAATTCCAGCAATCTGTGATAGCGGTGACGATGAATACTGACCTGCTTGCCCAGGACCTTCATAGTTGCTAGTCACTGTTGTGGGCATATTATAGCCACGTAGCAAATTAGACTCAGTGCTTAACTGCTGCAATGGGAATAATTGCTCATTTTGCGCGTTTGTTTGTTCTTGCGCACCCATGGTGGACAACGCGTTAATGTCATTCAAACCAAATTGCTGCGAGCCTGTGCCAAGATTTTGCGCTGCTTGTGCGCCTGACAACTGCAACTGCCCTTGTGAATTGGCTTGATTGCCTGCAATTTGCGCAAGATTGCCGTAGATGTTGGCTTGATTTTGCGCAGCTTGCAGTGCTTGTGTGTAGCCACTTTGCAATGCACCTGCTTGCAAGCCGGTAACGCCTACACCTGCATTAGCAATGTTTTGCGCAAGCGCATTGGCACCGCGCTGAGAGCCAAACTGACCTGCACCAACAATGCCTGCTGTTGTTTGCGGCGCCAGATTCTGCGAAATATTTTGATTTCCCAAAGCGCCAATGGACTCCACTACATTTTTCGTGAAGGGGTTCATGTAGTCTTGCACAGTCTGCGACGTAGGCGCAGCCGCTTTATCCATGTACTGTTGCGCAGCACCTGGGATATCAGTCTTCAATGCGCCTGTTATTGCCGTGCCCGCTTGATCTACATATTTTTGGGTACTTCCTACGTTCTTTTTAGCAAGGTCGCGCGCCTGTTGCTGCAAAGGTTGCGTGCCAATGTACTTTGCAGTTTTTGAAGCTGTTTGACCTCTTGTGGCAATGTCTTTAAGATGCTCAAGATAAAAGTCAGGCGTAGCTGTAGTTTGCTTTGTCGTGGACTTAATGTCCGGTAGCGGTGTGCCCGCGCCAAGATCTGGCATAATTTATCCTTTGAGGTATTCTAAAGGCGACTTAGCCTTTGGTGGGATTTTATCGATAGGCGCTGCGCGCTTGTGCTTACGAATTGCTTCACGCATTTCATCAAGTCGTTTTGCGCCTGCATCAGAAGAGCCATTACCTAGTGCAGCAACAGTATCGGCATCAAACACATATTCACCATCAGCAAGCATGGCTGGGATGTCATCAGATTGGCCATCGCCTTTACCTTTAACGTAATGACCTGTTGCGCCTGTAATGAACTCAGGTTGATGATAGGCAAGCCCACCACGCTTGTAGCCTTGTACTGCGTCGCCGCCTGCCAATGCAGCAACAGTAGGCCTATGCCCAAATACCAATTGCGGCAAGTCTTTCAAAATGGATGCTTCACGTTGCGCAGGCCCAGTTGACACCAACGTTTGGTCTAAGTATCCACCTGGGTTTTTACCCTGGTCTTTAGTTTCCAAAATGTTGATGGCCATCTGGGAAAGACTAGGCTGCGCATTGCCGCCTAAACCAAGCCCTTTACCCAATGCTTTTGCAACATTTGCAGCAGTGCCTGCATTTGCAAGTTGGTCAGCCAATGCTCTTGCATTGCCTTCTACTGCCATATCATATAGTGCAGGTGTTGCGCCTTTTGTAACTACGCCTTGCGCTGCAGCCAGTTGTTCTGAATTCAAACCCGCTGTGCTACCTGCTTGCAAAGCTTCTGGAGTTGCTGCCCAATTAGATGCAGACATTTGCGCACCCATAGAACCTGGGCTCATGCCTGATGCAACAGCTTGGTTGGTTGAGTACTGCACAGGCGCAGATGCAACAGCATCAGCGCCACCACCACCATATGATACGCCTTCCGTTAATCCAGCTTCGGTGCCTGTCAAAGGCGCAGCAGACGCCCCTGTGGCGTAATCATACGCAATAGGCGCTGCATACGCAAGCATACCTGCGCCTGCAGCATTAGCGGCAACTTGGTCCCAGTCATGGCCTTGCGCACGAGAAATTAAGCCATTAGCAGCTGCGGCACCAAGCGGGCCCCCATATATAGCAGCTGTTGTTACAAGGGCGGCATTGACCAGATCGTTGTTAGTCAGTTCTTTGCCTAGCGCGCCTAATCCACTAGTGCTACTATTTGTGCCAAGCGTTTTGGACAGGTCATCAGTATTGATGCCAAGCGTTTTGCTGCCACTACCTGACGTGCCAAGTGTCTCAGATACACTGTTTGTAATGCTATTGAGAGCGCCCATGATTAGTCCCTTAGATGAAATGTTGCAGAATACGTACGATCCGCGCCTTCATCTATTTTTGCAAATGTGATTGGGTACTTAAAGAACTTGCCTAGATTATTCAGTTCTGGGTTGTCGTAGTACGTTACTGCATTGCGAAATCGCCGCTTTGCATGGTCTAGCATTTCTTCAATACCCTGCACCAAGTCTTTCAATCCACCTGCGTTCATGGAGTGAAACTCCATAGTGTCAGGCATGCCTTTGGCTTCAGACACAATAAAGATGGTTTTGCCCGTGTAGTAGTAGATGTGACCTTGCGCTACGTACAACAAAAATTGCTTTTGTGCCTCTTCAGCAGACATGGGGCCATCTGCATAATGCTTTGCATAATCAGCAGCAACAATATCTAATAGCGTTTTTATCTCAGACATCTTATGGCGCTCCTACCGACATGATACCAACCAGTGACTTAGCCCAGTCTTGCCAAGACGCAAAGCCTGATTGATCTGGGACACCTGAGTTTGAGAAATAGCCAATGCCTTGGACGCCATTAGCCCAGTCGCGCCAGCGATCTTCAGATACAGTGCCTAATTGCTGAGCTGCAAATAGCTCATTCATAAGGGCGCACCACCTATCCCATGTAAGTCCGCGCGGGTCATATGTAGTCATTACGGGTTTCCTGTGCTACGTTCATCGCCAGTGTCGACGCTTATGAGTATTTTACCTGTTTCGTAGTTCCCATTGAACGTATTTGATTCAAATCGCAAACGCATTTCGCGGCGTTGCTCACGCATATCTATTTTAAGCGTATCTGACGAAAACACGTATGGGTCTGACTCAACGTCAACGTCATCAGCGTAGCCCTTACCTGTGACCACCACGCTCATATCGCCGGATTGCACAAAGTCAGGCTCAATGCGCTCAATACGAATCCACTTGTTGGCGCCCTGTACTTGATCTTGCCCGGGACCGCCAGTTACCCACCCAATATTGTTGGTCTCGAAGAAAGATTGCACAGCATTGACGTCAGTCAAATACACTTGGTTTGAGCCAGTTTCATGCTGCCAAAGCGTATAAGTGTTCTCAGTATTTGCAACATTGCCACCCCAAATGGGGTACCTAAAGACTTCTGAGAACACGCCTGCGGATCTAGCTGCACCAGGTGCAAACCCAGCGTCATACCAGACTTGGTCACGCACGTTGAAAATAATAGCATTGTTGCATTCTGTAGAACTACCTGACGGGTAGAACCACCAGATCTCCCCCCAACGCGGCACTTTTGCAGCCCAAACTTTTTGGCGCTGACTGTAATTCATGTTGTCAAAGAAGAAATTGATATTGGTGTTATTGGGGATTTCTTGGACCACACCGTTGTACAGCAAAAAGCGATCAACTGCAACCCAGTAAATAATGCCATCATACTCAATCACGCATTGACTGGACATGATTGAAGTTTGCGTAGAGATGATGTCGGCGCGCCAGTACAGCGTAGAAGTGCCAACCGTGGTGGGTGCATAGGTTATCCTGGTCAACTGGTCGAGTGACCAGAATAGGCCTGCAGGGGACGTTGTACCACCCCTAAGCGCTATGCCCTTGACAATCTTGGTTGCTGATACATTGACGGCGTTGGCATCAGCACTAACCCAGTCATTAAAGTTGCCTGCGCTACAATTTTGAATAAGCCCATTATTGCCATAAACAAACAAGTATGGGTAAAGCATGCACGCCCCACCTGACACTGAGATGTTATTGTCAAACGTCAATGTCTGCGCGCCATTAGTGCCACCAGCTGACAGCGTTACAACAGTGTTGCTGGCGCCTACAACTGACGTTACAACCGTTGTATTTGCGGGTACGCCCCCGCCTGTAACAGTTTGGCCTGGACCAATAGTGTAGTTCAACCCTACAATGGTAAACGTTGTCAAAGTAGATATGGTGCCTGCAACAGAAAAGACGCCAACTTTGCTCAATGACCCACCAGGAAATGTACCTGATAGCACTGGAGTATTGATTGTGCTGTCAATGTACTTCAAATTTTGACCAGGGTGCGCCACAACTTGCAAAGCGCCTGCACCATCGTTATAGCCAACGTCAAACTGCCATAGATTATTGGGGCTGGCAGTAAAGTTTGATAGTGTGATATTGACAGGACCTGAGCCTACGCCATCTGTATTTGCTGTTTGCCATTGCTGCAAGTAGTTGGCAGAGCCTGAATACACGTAATTCAAGCCTTCTTGCGATTGCATTATCATGCCGCGGCTAATTTCACTGGCATTCAAAAAGATGGCGTTGTAACCACCTATTTTACGAGCACGGCCGCGTTGAAACCTGACCCACAACCCGTCAACATGCATTGGTGAGTCAAACAGCGTACCATCACGCTGAATGCCCGGCTTAATGGCAAGTGAGATGACGTAAGTTGTCATTAAAACGTGCCCCCGGCAATCCCAGTAATAAACGTGCCAGTGCCAGCC